TTATGAAGTTTGAAAAATGGTTAGATACGATGGTTGAGGAAAAAGGTTTGAATTTAGATCATACTTTTGAGTACAATGGCCCAGAGTGGGGAATGAATATGATTCCTCTTGAAGCAGTGATTGAACAAATCAAGGCGTTTCATCCTCAAACCCAAGAGATGACAAAGAATAGGTTGGTTGAGATTGATTTTAAAAACGGTGATGTAATGCATTTCTTTGGTTACATTGCACAGAAAATGGCGAGATAGGAGAATATATTATGGAACAAGTTGCAGTTATACACACAGCGTTTGAAGACACACCGTCTACAGTTGCTTTCGTTGAAATACCGAATGATGCAAAGTCAGATATGGATAAGTTGAATTTTGCATATAGGTGGACACAGAACATCATGGACAGTTGGTCACTAAAAGGGCCTGGTGATGGTAATGATAAAGTTACTGTTGTTGGAGAACTTCCAGTGGTTGATGGAAAAAAATATGGTTTGAGGTCTACTTCAGTTGGTGACAAGATTTTAGTTGGTACTGAAATGTATAAAGTTGCTGGATTTGGATTTGAAAAATTAGATGGAAAGGAAGTAAAATAATGGGTAAAGTGAAAGAAATAATGATGGACGTAGAAGAATTTGTTTATGACTTCTACACACCAGAAGGCGTAATGACCGAATCACCAAAGGTAATTATTGAAAAGGCAATCGAACAATTTGGTTGGTCGTTTGGTAGTTATGCAAGTGAGGTTATCGAAGAGGCTCAAGGAGAAATGGGCGGCTCTTGGGATTGGGAAAAATCTGTTTCTCAGAACTTAGTTGGTTTTGAGATGACAGATGGTAAGATATTTTAGTATAATGCTAATTATAACACTGTTCAGTGGATGCAGTGCGATTGAAACATCTACACAAATATATCAACTGTGCAAATATCAAGATAAATGCCCCGTTGAGGTTTTGGGAGATTGGATAAATGGTAAATAAACTTGTTTTAGGAACAACAGTAGGATTAGTAGTTTTAAGTGGTTGCAATTATGCAGTAGCAAATGATTGTGACTATACAAAGAAAGTGAACACACAGTGGACACAAGAAATTCAGAAAACTGAGAATATTGAACGTAATGTCTTTCCTTATGTAGAAGACACTCGTAAGTGTGTTATGACTATGGATGTAACCGTTGACGGTTCTATATACCCTGCTGAGGGGACTTATGTATTCGGGCCTGATATGACTGAGAACCTTGCTTGCGATAACGCCACAGTGAATGCTAAGAAGTCTATTATTAGTCAGGTATCACCAGAGGTTCTATCTGCAAATACTGATATGGTATGTAAGTCAGAAGATTTACCCAAAGTAATTGCTGTGCCTCAACCAGAAGTAAATATCGTGCAGAAACCTATTGTTGTTGCTCAAAATAATACAGTTCAAGGCGAATGGGTAGATGTAGGAAATGGTGTCACTGAAAGAATTATTTCTTCAAAAGTTGTTGACAATTACCCCAATAATGTGGTATATTCTAATAACAATAACAATTGGGGTAACAGTATAGTGACAGGAACTAGTAACGTAATCGGTGGAATATTCAATTCAATCGGCGGTGTAGTTGTTACAGTCAAAACCAGAGAACGTGGGACTTGTTATGCTAATTGGAAAACTGGTGGTAGAGACTGTTACTAATGGTTAAATTTATTATAGGAATTGTGTGTGGTATTGTTATGATAACATACTATCCACAAATAGGGTCAGTACTAGGAGATGTATTCATAGATACTGGCATTCGTGATGACTTAGTGAACTTACTGAAAGGGGTTTAATAATGAATAAAGTCGTAATACTTGGAGCTTGTCTTGCACTTGGTGCTTGTAGTTCTAACAAAGTGGTGGAGACAATGAATACCATCCCACCAAATTCAATCGCAGATGCAGAAACATATGCATATAAAACAAAAGCAGTTGCAGAACAAATCGAGATTATGCCTGATTGGTTTAAAAAGATGCCGGAAAGCGATAATGCAATCTATTCTACAGGAACAGCATCAACAACAGATTTACAGTTGTCTCTTGATCTTGCAGTATTGAATGCAAAGACTACTCTTGCTGACCGTATTAATGGTAGGGTTCGTTCTCAAACCAAAACTTTTGTTGCAAAGATTGGTAATGAAGAAACTGCATCAGTAATGTCTGAAGTAGAAAAGGCAACAAAGAACATCATTGCAGATGTGGATGTTGCTGGATACAAGGTATCTGAAACTGAGGTAGTATCAAATGGGCCGAAGTATCGTGCATATGTACTACTAGAGTATTCTGATAAAGAGGCGAATAAGATTATTATGAATCGTCTCCGTAAAGACAGAATATTAGTATCTAAGATTAAATCTACTAATGCATGGAAAGAACTTGACAATGTAGTAACTGAAGTTGAGAACAAGGATGCTATAGAATCAGAAAACAACTTGAAAGTACTTACTCAATAATGTTGCAAGAACTGATAGTTTCGTTAATGATATCAATGTCACCAGCAGAGGCGGCCGCAGTGGATAAATCTACTGCTGCTTACCTTGCTGATGAATCATATTGTCTCGCAGAGAATGTATATCACGAGGCACGAAACCAACCTAAAGTGGGGCAGATGGCAGTTATGTCTGTAACACTTAATCGTGTGAACGATTCTAGATATCCTAATACGATATGTGGAGTTGTTAAACAAGGCCCATCAAGGCCTAGTTGGAAAGATGAAACAGTTATGATTCCTATTAAACATAAATGCCAGTTCAGTTGGTATTGTGATGGTAAATCTGACCGTATTAACGATATGGAAATATTTAATTCCATTTATCTCTTTACAACAGGACTAGTTGATGGTACAATGATACTTAAAGATGTCACAGAAGGTGCAACACATTATCATGCTGATTATGTATTACCAGATTGGGCAAAGACTAAGACTAAAACAATTGAGATAGAAGACCATATCTTCTATAGATGGGAAAAGTAAAATGAATGTATTTTACCTAAGTGCTTATGAAGATATGTGTGCTCAAATGCATTGCGATAGTCATTGTAGCAAAATGATTATTGAGTACGCTCAATTGATGTCTACTGCACATCGTGTACTTGATGGTGAAGAATATTATGGACGTACCAAGAACAACCGTAGAATCAAACGGTGGTTGCATCCAGATGCCGAACTAGAGGATACTCTATACAAAGCATCACACATCAACCACCCTAGTGCTATTTGGGTAAGACAGTCTCGTGCAAACTACAGATGGTTGTATCATATGTGGACAGAACTAAATACGGAGTTCATGTATCGTTACAACAAGAATGTGTCACATGAGAGTTTTCGCAAGTTGCAGTTGATACTTGGTACTGAACCCATAAATCTCAAAGAAGGATTCTTTACAGAACCAACACCAGCAATGCCAAATGATGTAAAGAACGAGAGTTCAATAGTCGCTTATAGAGATTACTATATAAAGTATAAACAACATTTAGCAAAATGGACAAAGAGGGAAGTTCCTCACTGGATGGAAATATATGCTGCATAAAATAAGTGACTTCTGTGATAAAATAGATAGTATTCAGAAACAATCAGATAGACTGAGACAGGCGAAGTATGGCCCAACAAGACTGCCTACTGTAGAAATTGATGAGATGATAGAAACTATTCAATATGATTGTCAATTGGTTGCCAACGACAAATCAAAATATAATAAGGAATAATATGCCGACATTTAGATTTAAGAATGAAGAAACTGGTGAAGAGTTCGATGAGTTCTTTACCACTAATAATGCGAAACATGAAATGTTATCAGAACATCCCAATATTAGACAACTTCCTAGTATGTTTTCTATATCTGGTGGAACTGGAGATAGAATTAAAAATGATGCTGGTTGGAACGAAGTTCTATCTAAGGCCGCAGAAGGTAATCCAGGCACACCTATAGCAGATAGGTATGGTAAACCGTCATCAAAAGAAATTAAGACACGGCAGATTGTTAAGAAACATATGGATCAGCAGAACAAGGGGAAGAAGTAATGGCTAAAGCAAAAGACATTCGCATTAATGATATGGTTTCAGTTAGTGCTGTAACTGATAATCAAAAGGTTGCATTCAAAGACTATAAAGATGGAAAGAACCTTTTCCTTTATGGTGCTGCTGGTACTGGTAAGACATTTATTACTTTGTACATGGCATTACAAGAAGCACTGACAAATGAAACTAATTATGATACAGTATATATTGTTCGTAGTGCAGTTCCTACTCGTGAGATTGGTTTCTTGCCGGGCGATGAGGAAGACAAGACAGCGTTGTTCCAAGTACCTTATCAGAATATGGTGAGGTTCATGTTTGAACAACCTAATGAGCAAGCGTTTAGTATGTTGTATGAAAGACTAAAGAACCAAGGTACTCTGATGTTCCTTACTACCTCGTTTCTTAGAGGTATTACACTAGACAATGCAATCATCATTGTAGACGAAGCACAGAACTTGACATTCCATGAATTGGATACAATCATTACTCGTGTGGGTATGGATTCAAAGATTATGTTCTGTGGTGATTTCTTCCAGAGTGACTTGCAGAAACACATTGATAAAGAAGGCATCAAACACTTTATGAAAATCCTAAAGAATATGAAGTCTTTCTCTAATATTGAATTTACACTAGGTGACATTGTTCGCTCTGGTATGGTTAAAGAATACCTTATCAGTAAAATAAAGGTAGAAGAAAATGGGTAAGAAAAGTTCAGGAACATCTCAAACCTCAAAGGGTGAGAGAAGAAGTCTTGCAAGAGATGTTGTAAAAGCAGCTCGCAGAGACTATATGAAAAGTGGTATGAGAGGTATTAATCAACTCGCCGCATTTATGAGGGGTAAGAATGTTGTGTTAACAATTGAAAACCCCAACAAGAATGAAACGAATAAAAGAATGATTCGTGTTCCAGCCGCTGATGTTTGGCGCAGAGGTAATTTCAAAAAGTCTTGACATTAGACTAATTTTAATGTATTATATTATTAACAATCAAAAGTGAGTATACTATGACATTCGTACATAATCCAATTGATATCCCAGAGGTATCTACAAAGAACATTAACCGTAAGCGTTTCTATGACACGCCTACAGGGTTCTATCCATCTATTACAACCGTATTAGGTGTTCGTAAAGAAAAACAACAAGGACTTGCAAAATGGCGTGAAAGAGTTGGTAACGATGTTGCTAATCACATCATGCGAACTGCTGCAGGCCGTGGAACTGCTGTTCACCATATGTGTGAAGACTTCCTTAATAACAAAGAAGTTATCAAAGAAAATCAGAAGTTCCTACCTTGGTGTTTGTTTTCACAACTAAAATCAACATTACAGAATAGCATAAATAATATATATGCACAAGAGTGTGGTTTGTGGAGTGAGAAGTATCGTGTTGCTGGTCGTGTAGACTGTATTGCAGAATGGAATGGTGTTCCATCCATTATCGACTTTAAGACTTCACGTTCTGAACGTAAAGATGACTACAATTTCGAGTATTATATTCAGGCTTCTGCTTATGCAGAGATGTTTGAAGAAAGAACTGGAATTGAGATTAACCAAATCGTTATTCTGGTCGTTACAGAAGATGGACTAGTTCAAGAGTTTGTTAAAGAGAAGCATGAGTATCTGCCTCATCTAATAGAAACCATTGATATGTTCACAGAACAGTGGGAAAAGGAAAATGAAGAATCTATTAATAAGTCAGATGATGTTGGGGTGTCTGTTTAGTACTGTAGTATTTGCAGAACCAGAAATAAAACAAAAACCAATCCAGTGTGGCACATATAAAGAAGTGTATGGGGCATATATTGAACCAAATGGTTTAAAACCACTCTTTACTGGAGTCGCTAATATTCTTAGAGCAGATAATGCTAAGATGATTATGCCCACAGTATTCTATCTAAACTCTGAGACAGGTCAATGGTTATGGATAGAATCTAATAAAGTAGAAACTTGTGTTATAAACTTTGGAACAAATTGGGATGCTGATGTTAATGAAAAAGAACTTCATAGTCTTTTATCTTCAGAAACCACTTGACATTTGAATACCTATATGGTATAAATATAGTATAGTTTGTTGATACAATCTGAAAGCTAGACAGGACTTGGGGGCAGTACCCAACGCCTCCACCATAATTACTTGAGGACAATAATATGTTTGATAGATTAACAGAGTTTTTTATTAAGTTATTTAATATTAAAGAAAAGGCGCCAGTGAGATATTTATCTGGTGTGGGTAAATCGAGTAATTATGATGGGGGCGAACTAGGATCGACTGATGGTAATAAGAAAGAGTAGAACTATGGGATGGACGCCTAATAGTCTAAAAAAAGTAAATGCAAACGATAATATTGCATCTCAAGGTTATGCTCTAGCAGCATAAACGGATAGGGTTTCGGTAGGTTTCCTAGTAACAGAATAACCTACCACGTTCATCCTCGGTAGAGGACGGAAGTATGCTATAATGCAGAAGGAACGCACTCAACTGTAAAAGGGAGAGTGATATGGAACTTTGGCACTTGTGGATGTATAGAAGATTGATACAAGAACACAGACGCAAAAAACTTCTAAAACTACTGTGGTATAGAAGATAGATTATTGAAGGGTGATGCCTTAATACATCCGTGTGGATCAACGGTTAGTCCACTAACACACAACATAACACAACACACAAGGAGAAAAGTTATGACTAATAAAAACCCTTTTGAACTACGGTTCGATGTTCTAAGAATGGCAAAGGAAATGATGGATACGCAACATGAAGTTGCGAACAACAAGTTCTGGTCAATGATAGAACAGTACAAAGACCAAGGTAAGGATATACAGGAAGTGTATGAAAAGTATACACCAGAGATGTATAAACCTGCCGCAGTCATGGAAAAGGCAGAAGAACTCTACAAGTTTATAACTAAAAGAGACTAATGCCTAATTGCACCCAGCATTTATACACTGGCTCTGCTTTATAAGGTGGGGGGAAGAATAATCCTTTCGCTTCCCCCCACCACTTTATTGAATAACATGGAGATATTATGAATTTAGAAGAACTTGCAGTGATGACACCTAAGAAATTCGCAATTAAGATTGAAGAAATTGTACGAGATGGCCTTGGCCAAACATCATATATGGATGCAATATTGGATTATTGTGCAAAAAACGAAATGGAGCCTGATGCTATTGCTCCACTTATCTCAAAACCTCTCAAGGAAAAATTAGAAGCTGATGCAAGAGAATTAAATTTCTTGCCTAGAGTTGCAACCCTACCCATCTAAGGAGCAATCTAATGGAAGGATGGCAAGCATACCAAATGTATCTTGGTCTGAAACTTCATTTCACAACAGATTATGACTACGGCAAGTATGGTGGTAAAACATCTGCATCAAAGGGGTCTTTTCTAAAGCGCAAGGATAGATATTTCTTTGCTCGTGTTGCAAGAAAGTATGGAGATAGGACACAAGAATATTACATTGCTAACTTTGTTAAATCTCCTAAAGGGTGGTTGGGCGATTTTAGTGAAGAGAATTACTTAGAATGGTCTAAGAACAAACAGTCATTAACATATAACTTTATTAATGATATGGACATTTTATTTTCACAAAGTGAAGATTTTGATTCAATTTTCTCTTTACAAACAGGTAAACATCCTGTATTATTAAAGAACATCCTTGCTAAGAGGATTAGTTTAGAAACGATGGTAATCCTTCAAGGGTTACTGAACTATGTAGAAAAATGGGATAAGGAATTACACGATGATTTAGTATGGCCTGAAGTTAGACGTTTAATCGTCAAATACGGTGCATTTCTAATCTATGATAAAGAGAAATGCAGATTGCAGTTGCTCAAGACAGTAAAGGAGAATTTCTAATGTCAGATGAGCTTGTTAGGGAAAGAGATTTCTATCGTGCAAAAATGGGGGAACTCAATGCACGAGTTAAAACTCTAGAATATGAAAACGCTGAATTAGTGAAGCGTGATCAAGACCTATCACAGAGGGTTGCTGAGATGTCAAATCGTGGCAACAATAATGGATACCGTCCAAAACCTCGTAGGTTTAATTAGACTACTGTTCCTAAGTATGACGATAAACTGCTTACTTTTTATAAAGGTTATAATATGAAGTATAAACAAATGTCGCAGAATAGTTGGATAGTAGAAGTTCAAGAGAATGGAAAGACTAAAGAACTATTCATAGAGTTCCCAACAGGCTCGATAGATCAAGTCGGTTGGGATGTAGGTGATACAATAATATGGGAAGAACTGCCAACAGGCGGTTATAGTTTGAAAAGGAAAGATAATGGTGACGGAGAATAAGGAAGTAAATATTATGCTTACAAAAGCAAGACTAATTAGTTATTCACAACCGCCAGAAGGAGAATTATATGTCGGTAAAGATGTCCAAGAACTTATATCTTATTGCGCCCGTGTCTCGAATCCAGCCAATCAAGAAGTACACGAAACGTCAGAAAAACTTATCAAATACCTTGTTAAAAACAAGCACTGGTCGCCACTTGAAATGGCTAGCGCTTGCATAGAGATTGATACTACTCGTGATATTGCACATCAAATTGTGAGACACAGAAGTTTCGCATTTCAAGAGTTTAGTCAAAGGTATGCAGAACCTTCTGCTATGGGAGATGCATTTACGACAAGAGAATGTCGTTTACAAGATACCACTAATCGTCAAAACTCAATTGAAATTGAGAATGATCCAAATACACAAATGGATCAGAAGATGGTTGACTTGATTACTGATTGGCAACGTAGACAACATGGTGTTATCAATCAGGCAAAACAAGCATATGAGTGGGCGATAAAAAATGGTATTGCAAAGGAACAGGCTCGTGCTGTTCTACCAGAAGGATTAACTAAAACAAGGTTGTACATGAATGGAACGCTACGTTCTTGGGTACATTATATTGAATTGCGTTCTGCAAACGGAACACAAAAGGAGCATATGGAAGTTGCACAAAAGTGTGCAATTGAACTTGCTAAAATATTCCCACTAATGGAGAAATTATAATGACTTTTTATCTAACACACCAAGAAGACAATGACGGCCCAGAATCATATCATACTCAAAGAGTAGAGTTTGTTGTTGCTGATGATGCAGATATCAGCGAACTGTGTGATTCATTTGAACACTTTCTAAAAGCAAATGGATATTCGTTTGATGGCCATATTGGTATTATTCCAAAGAGGGAATGGTTCAATAGTTGGAAACCAGAAGATGATGCTACCTCTGGACATTACAGAGTGAAGTTTAATTGGGATAAAAATCTTGGGTAGAGTATTTGTATTAGGGAATGGAGAATCCAGACTAGGCATTGATTTGATTGGTTTGAAACTTCAAGGTAAAATGTATGGTTGCAATGCTTTGTATCGTAACTTTGCCCCTGATGTACTTATCTGCGTGGATGGTGGAATGCAACATGAAGTGTATTCCTCTGGTTATGCAGTGGATAATAAATGTTACTTTCGTACATGGAACAAACTACCAGAAGAAGCATATTATATGATGGTAGACCATACTACGTTTGCTCAAAATATTAATGAAGGATATGATATCCAGAATGATAAACTTGGTAGGAAAGAATTTGTACTGAATGGCACAGACCCCAATCAGTTACAAGAATTATATGAATACCATACTAAAATTGGTTCAGATAAAACTACTGTTGATGAATTGTTATCAAAACATCATAGGTGGATTACTTGGACTGAAGAGAATGATGAAGTACATATCATTCCAGAGAATTATGGTGGTTGGAGTGCAGGGCCAATTGCTGTGAGGATGGCACTAGAAGATGAAAATCCAGATGAAGTATATCTGATTGGATTCGACTTGGGTAGTCCGAATAAGTTGATTAATAATGTTTATAAGGGTACAGATAACTATCTGACTAATAATGCTGCTGTGACACCCTCAGATAACTGGATTACTCAACACCTAAATAACTTTAGAGATTATCCTGATACGAAATTCTATAAGGTTAACTCTGCTCCACTTGGAACTGACGATACTTGTCAGTTTGTAGAAGAGTGGAAAGACGAATCAAACGTCCAATATATAGAGAAAAATTCTTTGCAATTATCTCTTGACTATGGGTGGATGATGTAGTATAATAACTACTATATGATGAAAAACGTGAAATATTTAAACATACATACACATACGGAGAAAAATATATGTCTATTTCAGCACTAAGAAACCAGAATAGTCTGGACAAATTACTCGCAGCAGTTCAAAAGGATGAGAAGCCACAAGGTGGTTCAGAAAAGAAGTCCTATGTAGATGAACGAATGTGGAAACCCAATGTTGACAAGGTAGGTAATGGTTACGCAGTAATTCGATTCCTGCCTGCACCATCAGGTGACTCAGATATGCCGTGGGTACGAGTTTGGAATCATGCATTCCAAGGCCCGACTGGCCAATGGTTCATTGAGAACTCTTTGACTACACTTAACAAAGACTGTCCTATCAGTGAGTATAACTCAAAATTGTGGAACAGTGGAGTTGAGAGTGATAAAGAGATTGCTCGTAAGCAGAAACGTAAGTTGCAATACTTTGCTAATATCTACGTTGTAGAAGATGGAATGAATCCAGAGAATAACGGTAAGGTAATGCTTTATCGCTTTGGTAAGAAAATCTTTGACAAGTTGATGGAAGCAATGCAACCAGAGTTTCCAGATGATCCACAAATCAATCCATTTGATATGTGGGAAGGTGCGAACTTCAAACTGAAGATTCGTAAGGTAGATGGTTACTGGAACTATGATAAATCAGAGTTTGACTCTGTATCACAGTTGAAGTCAACTGATGAAGAGTTGGAAGCAATTTATGCAAAGACTTATTCATTGAATGACTTCCTTGACCAGAAGAACTTTAAATCTTACGATGAGTTGAAGTCAAGGTTGGATGCTGTACTATCTGGTACGATTGCAACAAAGACTGCTGCAGCAATGGTGGATGAGGCGAATGAAATTCCCTTCACACCATCATTTAAAACAGAGGCTGCGCCAGTGATGGCAACTGCCGATGCTGTAGAAGAAGATGATGCAATGTCGTACTTTGAAAAGTTGGCAAATGAATAGGTGAGGTAGTTTAATTCCTTGGTGGAAGAATAAGATTCGCACCGAAAAGACTACTAGACAAGAAGACAAGAAGATTGGGGGCAGAAAGAAATTTCTGCTCCCTTTTTTCGTTGGTATGATTATTGCATATTATTTGACACTAGAGTACGTCAAATTGTTATCTGTTCAAATTTTTGACATAGGGTTTTGGTATTATAAATAACTATGAGAGAAGAATTATTCAACAGGAGAGAAGACCTATGATAAAACTCATAATGGTAGTCGCAGCGCTAATTTTCACATCTGTATCTGCTTATGCCCAAACAGTAGTAAACACTACCACAAACTCTACATCCGATGTGGAGTCTAAAGGTAGGACTATTGTCATATCACCCCCACCCTCAGCTATCACCCCATCTATTCCATCCTCATCTTCTGATTTATGTACAGTAGGTATTGGAGGAGCAGTTCAAACTCAAATTCTTGGTATCTCTACAGGAGAAACTTACAGGGATGAAAATTGTGAAAGACTAAAGCTTTCAAAAACGCTCTACGATATGGGCATGAAAGTGGCAGCCGTGTCTATTTTATGCCAAGACAGACGTACCTATGATGCCATGGAAATGGCTGGCACTCCTTGCCCATTCTTAGGCGAGATAGGACAGAACGCAACTGACGGTTGGAAAGAAAATCCAAGTCGTATTCCTGAAATAGAAATATTGGAGACAAAGGGTGACATACAGAAAAAGCAAGGAATTATTGCAGGCGCTACTGTGGGTAGTGTTTTGCTTTTACTCCTCCTACTCTAACGCAGAAACTCAGCTAACAAGTCCAAACCATACAACAGTACACGATGATTCGTATGTCGAAGTACCGTTAGAGTTTGTGTTCCCATTTTACGATGAGAACTTTACAACGAGTTATATGTTTACCAATGGTGTGGTTGGGTTTCAAGACCCATCACAAAATGGTGTACAATCTCATTGGTGTTGTAATGGATTAGACTTGAAAGCGATGGCAGAAGCTGGTGTTGATATTAGTCAATATTCCTTTGTAATTGCACCCCTATGGACAGACCTTATTGACCTACAACTGGATACTGATGGAGATGGTGTAGTAGATAGTGG